CAACCGCACCTTTGTTATTCCGGTCCGAGCGATGCTCAGATGCAGGTTCGAAAATATTCGAGCTAAGTCCCCACTCCCCGTATTAATAGGTTCATGGCTTAGCCTTATCATTTAATTCTACGATAAGATAAGTTAGAACAGGCAGTAGTGGATTCCTCCACCCTTACCTGCCCCTACAAGGCTGACGCATAGGAGAAGACCTCAAAGGACCGATGGTTTCAGACTACACCATGCCACAAGTGCATGACAAGTCGTTTGTAAAACAATCGGGTATCCATCTTGAGAGCCTTAGCCTACGATGGCTTACCGAGACCTACTATTCACATAGGTAGACTCCAGTAATGCCGTCCTGGTAGCGCGAACCGGTCCGACCGGACCTTCGCTGCCTCCTCCCCACGTCACAAGCCTCTTCCAGGCTTACCCTTCTAGCTAGATACACTAGACTTAGTGGAACGGAAAATGCGTGAGTACGTATTCCACCTCCCCAAATCTGAGCTCACCGCACTTACTGGTTTAATTCCAGCAGCGATGTGCAAAGCTCGAGGAAGCGGTAACGCACCGAGATCCTCTCGCAGTTTTGCGAGAGAATCCCAAAGACCTTCGAGTGTAGACATCTCTGCCACCTCTAGCTCTTCCACCTTGGCTCTCAAATCTCTTGCATCAGCAACAGTATCCAGGAACGCTTCTCGATACACAGTCTCATTCAAGCTGTCAACCACCTCCTGAGGGACGGTAATTGACATGCCGGGATGATAGTATGTCCGAGATGCATCTCTAGGTGCTGTTCCATAATGCTCACGATCTCTATAAACTGTCCCCAATCGTTTCGCTTCCGCAACGAGTGGAGCCAATCTATCCAACATTTCGAGAAGAGCTTTTCGCTCATTCACGATCAGTTGGTTGAGAAGGGCATCCATTTTCGCCTTACTAGACTTGTAATAGCTACCGATTGTGCGCATCGATAACCATTGAACCAGTCCAGGGCTGGCGGGCATGGATGGAGAGTAGAAAGCAACCAAGTAGTTTCTCAACCGTTTCGAGATTCTCCAAAGGTGAGCTGTTGCTCCCCCCTTGGCCCGATAACCAAACTTCAGGAAAGACAAATACTGTCCTAAAGTCATTTTATACTTCCGACAGAGCTCCATGAGCGCAGGCATGTTTTGCCGTGCGACCAGAAGCTCGGGCAGAGGTACCGCTGATACGTCCTCACCTCTCAGGTAAGTACGTTTCGCGAACTCGAGTCCCAACCCGGTTGTAGAAACCAAAGACTTATGCATCGATATCTGAACGCCTAACGCGGTCATCAATCTTACATACTCCTTTGCTACTTGGCGTCCCATGATTACTACGTCATCTCCTAAGACGGCGTAGTCACGGTACCAAGACCAAATTCCGAAGCCCTTCTTGCATACATTAAACCAGGCCCACTGCACTATGCAATGGTGAGTTAACGCTAACATGGCCCAGGAAGATAAGGCCCCCATTGGTTGCCCCGTTCTGTAATGAACAGACCCACCTTTTAACCCGAATTCATCTTTTCGAGTGTAAAGGTAGTCACGGGCCACCAATAGGGATCCCCATACTTCTGCTCCCCACGCCCCTAAAATAGGCGAAAGGAGCACTTTCTGGAAGACCAGCGGTAATCGATCCGTCGCGGACGACAAATCGAAAGAGAACAGTCCGAAAGTCTCTCGGGACAAGGCCCGACCTCGTGATTTCCCCTTATGGGTATCACCAGGAGGCCGATTCTTGCCTTTCAATTCCCTCTGACGTTCAATCAAACGATCAAGCGGTTTTACCTGATCGTGAGTACCGTCCTGCGGTATGACTCGCAGTAACTGGAAGATCGCTTGATGCAATGGGTCCATTACCCATTGCGTAAAGCAATCAACCATAGCGAAAACTCTAACTTTCCCGGCGGCTTCTTTCTTGAACCCTAACTTCCCAAGGAAGTGTTGCCAAGTACTACCAACTTTCTTGCCTACCTGTGGAAGCCAATCCACAAGGTCGACTCCTCCAGTGATTAACTCACCAGAGGCTGTGACCGTCGTCTTCTTATCTCGAACGTCCCTCGGGCCTTTCGCCCAAAGTTCCATCCGATTCAGTATCCAGATGTTTCCCGTCATTGCACACCAGTTCTCTAAGAGTGTTCTCAGAGGCCGGTTATGCTCGTCGTTCCACACCCGGACGCTTAATAAAATAGCGATCGGTGAAGTTGATAGCCACTTGACAACCTTGCCTGAAAGGACAGGGCTGGCAGCGGTAATCAAAAACGGCTTCGCTCGAAGCTGTTTAAGAAAATCGATTGCACCATCGTAAAGAGCATCAGTAATGGACCCAGGAACCGTAAATAACTCTCGTACCAAATGATAAAATTTCCCAACAAAGCGACTAAACTCTGTTAAGATAACCGTCTCACCTGAATACGGAGCTATAATAGTACCTAGATTCACGCGTCCCGGAATATCGATCACTCGATAAATCGAGAAGAGAGATAACCAGAGACGTATTATCATCTTGTTACCTTTACTTATCTCCTTGCGATGCGTTACTGGAATGAGAGAGGGTAAACCTCCCCCTCTCGTCCGCCGGATGCGAGCTCCTAACGAGCCCGTATCGGAAAGCTTCTGGCCGGCACACGCCTGCTGGAGAAGTGTATGACACGCTTTGAGGTAGATTACCACATAACGCATCCCACTTGCCACCCATAAGGAATGTACCGCCTTAGCGTATACTAGACGAACTTTTACCACATAGATCGTAGACTTAATACCCAATACTGAAGGTAAATAAAGCAATACCTTAAGTAAGG